GATTTGTTGTCTTGGTCAGCCATATTAGTCCTCTGTGTTAAAAAACTTCTTTGCTACTTCAATCTTCTTATCGTCTAGGATTTCTGCAACGCGATCCTTTAGAATAGAATCAACGGCTGCTTGAACTCCGACAATATTACCGTCAATAGCAAAGTTAACGATATCTGATGAATCATAGTCTGACATAATATTCTCCACTTTTTGATTATTCTTATTTATATTTATAGTATTACTGACTTAGCTGGGGTTCTTCTGGCCCACTTTGTTGTTGTCCAGGAGGTCCAGCTGGTGCACCAGAACCGTCATCAGGCATTTGTGGCTGAGGAAGTTGTGCTTGAAGTTCCATTTGTTGTTTCTGCAACTCAAAGTTCTTCTCTACATCTTCTTGCATTTCAATCTGCATCTGTGCAATATCATCATCTGATAGCTGTAGGATCTGCTTCTGTACCCACTCTTCTGAGTAATACTTACCAACATATGGATCAACTAGAGCAAGTGTATTGATTCTGTTTGTAATGATTTCAGCTTGCTTCAACTCTGCGAAGTAGTTGTCAACCTGAAAGTCAAAGTGAATCTTATTGTGAATGTCTTTCCAGTCTACGTCTGAAATAACACCAGTTAGAATAAGCTGCTTTTCAAGTGTCTTGTAGAATAGTTCTGCAAACTTGGTACGAAGGCGAAGAATAAACTTCTGAAACTTCAACTCATCGCGGCTGATTTCAGATGAACGCCCTAGATTGAATCCAGAGTCGCTGATCATGCGAGACACAGGAACGTTTAGCGACTGATAAAGTTTCTTTTCAAAATATTCAACGTCGGCTAGTTCGCCTAGGTTCTGACCTGAAGGCAATGTAGTAACCTGAGTACCACCACCATCAGCACGGCGAGGGAACCAGAAGTCTTCTAGCATCGTCATAAACTTACGATCATCACGAATGTTGCCTGTCGTGGCATCGTAGATCAAGCGGTTTTTGTGCTTGACCATGATGTCGCGAACATACTGCTCGGCTTTCATTTTTGGTAGATTGCCAACATCGATTGAGAAGATACGACGCTCTGGCGCACGAGAGATACGGTAGATGACCGTAGCGTCTTCTAGAATACGAAGCTGGTTAAGTGGCTTGATTGCTTTGTGTAGATAGCCAAGGACGATTTTATTATCTTTATCGACCACACCAGATGTGACGTGGACGATTGAGTCCTTGGCGATCTGTAGCCCCTGATTGTCCATACCGGTAGCAGAAGCGCCTTTGAAGCCGCGTTCATTATACATGTAGAACTCTGAGTCTGTTACGTTGGTGTAAATCTGCCCTTTACGAACACGCTTGACTGGACGGATCTTTCTGATCTTACGTGGATCAATATAGCGTAGTTCTTTGATGCCTGAACGAGGATCATTGATGTCGATCATCACGTGGTAGTATAGACGACCATCAACGTACCAACGCTTGAAGATTTCGTAGCCGTAGTTATTAAAATCAAATAACTCTGAAACTTTTTCCCATTCTTGAGAAATACGTTCTTTGATATTGTCGGCATATTCTAGATCGTCTAGATTGATTTCGACAATCTTTTTATTGTCTTCTTTAACAATCGCTTCCGAAACGATATCATTAACCGCCAGTTCTACTTCTGGCTGAATAGACATTTCGCGATACTTGGCAACGATTTCTGCTTCAGTTCTAGCAGAACCTTCTAAGTCGAGATACGTACCGTAAGTACCACCAGCAGAAACAACTAGAGCCCCATCATCTGTCTCTCTAGGAGCAAATGATGGGATGTCTAGTTGTTCTTCTTCTCTCTTGAATTCCCAACCAAATAACTTTACCATAACAATTCCTCAGTAAACCTTTACAGTCTACTTATATTAGTTACCGCCAGCATTGCCTGTTGGACCGGGTTTGACCTCCCACCAATCGTACATGAATGTTACGCGGAACTCTTCGATCTGATCTGTTGTGTTCCAGTCTAGATCGATTGCAGAAATATCAGCAGGATAGATACCATGAAAAGTATATTGGCGAATAGCCGCGCCTGTCTTGCTATATTGCGTAACAGTAGCATCTGCTTTGTATGCAAGTTGTGATGATGATCCTCCCGCTATAGTTCTTAAGTTGCCTTGAAAACTATTGATTTTATTTGACCAATCTTCCATAGCATTGCGGACTAAAAAGTCTTCATCATTGATTACGGTTACTGTCCAATCCGCATATGTACGGTCACCCGCAAGATTAATCTTACGACCAAAATAAGGAACTTGAATGTTTCCTAGTCTTGCTTCTGGAATAGAAGATGCCTTTATCATGAAAGGCATCTTCCTATCTGCAAGAGGATTTCCTGGATTGTTGAACTGAACACTGAAGAGCGACTGTCTAGCGCCGCCCCCAGTTAGATTTGATTTAATATCGTTAACGCTAAAGGTCATTGATTATTCTCCTATTTTATCTCATTAGCCTTAGATAGCAGCCGTAATTTCAGAGAAGTCAACACCTGTTCTTACAGCAACGAAGTTCAACTGGATAAAGTTGATTGAACGTGCTGGTTTGATATAAATGTCGCCGACGAACTGATTTGCATCAATGACTGCTTGTGTATTGTTTGTTGAATCGCAAACAACTTGGAAATCAGTAATGCCCTGGCGACCTTGTACCTGTTGCAAGAATGGTGTAACAAGTGAAACAAACTGTGTTTGTGTAAACGAGTTGTTGAACTCGAATAGCAAGTTCTGTGCAGCTTGTGCGATTGTCTTTTCAAGAATAATGAATAGACGACGAACGTTAATACGATCAAACGCTGATGGGTTTGCTAATGTCTTATCGCCGTATAGGATTGTTCCTTGACCTGGGAAAGTCACAACTGGATTAACGCCTAGTGGATATAGAACATCGCGATCTGTCTTGGTTGGATTGTAAGCAAGCTTGACAATATTCTTGATCTGACCACGATTGAAACCAGCAGGTGACCACCATGGATCTTTAGTCGTATCAGTATAGACGCATAGACCAGCAATGTCGCCATTTAGTGGAACATAACGGTATACGTCATTGTACTTGTCGTACTGATATTTGTAGCCAGAATCCATGACACCATATGAAGATGCTGTTAAGCCAGCACGGAAGTTTTGAACAGAAGCAAGTTCATTACCTACGTTGTTGACAACTGATGAAGCATTTGGTGAAATGAACACAACGCAGTCCATACGTGGCTGAGCAATGTTCTGGATTAGATAGTTGCCAAGTAGCGTTCTATTTGTTTCGTCTGACTTACCAGTCAATAGAAGCGAGATTGAAGCACGCTCTGTTGACTTATATTGGTCATAAGCAGCAGTGATTGCACCGATGTTTGTGCCAACATTGCTTTCTGAGAAGCCGTCTTGACCACCAGCAAATGCGATAGATGTAGGAACAACATCGGTCAATGTTGTCATATTCGCTGAAGTGTTTGCATATGAGGCAGTTGGTAGATTTGTTACCCAAACATAGTTTGAGTTTTGATTTAGAATGTTGAGATAGTAGTTGGTTGCACCATCAACAGTCTTAGAATCTGTAGCGCGTGACATTCCCTGGAATACTTCTAGGATCTGCCCTGGAACGCCAGTGAACTTGCCTAGTGTATCTGTGACAACAGCATGGATCTGATCAACAGCAGCACTATTGCCATAGTTCTGACCGTAGTAAGAAACCGCTGGTGCACCAGTTACAGAACTGTAATACTGCCATAGACGACCAACGTTACCTGAAACGTTCCAAGGTGTTGAGATTGTGTATGGAGTATAGAATGAAAGGTTTAGGAACTCTTGTGCAGCTTTGATTGTTGCTGAACCGGTTGATCCTGTGAATGCGCTTGATAGAACAACTGATGTTGAACTTGGAACAGAAACGATTGTGGTGTTGTTAGCAAGACCAGCAATAGAAGCACTTACAGAATAACCAATGTAAGCATTTGTCATTCCGCTTAGACCAGTAACAGTGTTTGACGAAGCAGTGAATGTTACGCCAGCATTGATTACTAGTGCAGGAGCAGTGCCCTTCGAAGCAACCTGTAGTGTCTGTGTACCGATTGTTGTGTTACCAACTGTGATCCAGTCACCAACTGTTAATGCTTGATATGCAACATATGAAGCTAGGTTAGCAGCAGCAGTAGCAGCATTGATGATGGCTGAAGTATCGTTGAATGAAAGTACAGCAGTATTCGAGTTGAATGTGAATGTTGTATTTGAGATATTCACCAAGTTTGATGAATATGCGTTAGCAGTATCAACCGTTGAGATTGTAAGGCTGCTACCGATTGCACCTGGATACTTTGCAGTATAGAGGTATGTTGGATTTGAAGAAAACTGACCATTGTTTGCAGCAGTATTATATGCTGTCTGGTTTGTGATATTGAAGTTTGCGTTAACGTTCGAACCCCAATACGTATTACCAGCAACGTTAGCAACAATAGCGCCACTTGTATCAGCGATAGCACTAAATGTACCATAGCCGTCAGTTGTAGTATCTGTTGTGTTAGCAGCGCGACTTACGTATAGTGAGTTACCATAAGCAAGGAAGTTTGCGGCTGTGAAAAATGTTTCGGCGTTTAGATTGGTTGGCTTACCAAAACGCTTCCATAGAGTTACTTCTGAATCAACTAGAACTAGCTGACCGATTGGACCCCAACGAAACACACCAGCAATAGCGCCAGTTGTGGTCGAAACGACAGGTACTGTTGTGGTTGCATCGTATTCGGTAACGCTTACGCCTGGACTGACTTGAATTGCCATTGTTATCTCCCTTATCGCAAAAACAGGTTATGATTATGTTTGCTTTGATTGTATTTATAAAAAACTAATACTAGATGCTACATCATCAACCACTGTCTGAATGACGATTCGAAATCATCACCTGCATTGGGATCTTCCCATGCTTCATCAACATAACCAAATGGCACAAGATTTTCTTCAATAAGTCTCTGATTGTTGGCCAAAACTTCAAGTCTTGCATCGTTGTTGCTTAGTTCTTTGAAATAGTCTTGATGTACTAACCAAGAGAACAGAACGCAGCACATAACAAGGTCATCATGACTTCCTTCTTCGGCTTGATACTTTGCATTGTGTTCAACAAAGCGATACATTTCTTGAAGAAGATCATAGTCATTGATTATCAGCTTATCATTCTCAACCAAACTCTTAAAGTTGGCACAACCAATACGCTTGACTTGTGTTGTGGTACGAACACCCATAGCAAAACGAACACCGCCCATAGTGCCGCCGATCTTCTGGCCAGCGCGACCTTTAGTCTTTGTTGATAGTACGTTTTCATATTCTAGATCGTGCTGTAGAATGTCCACCACCTGTTGGCCAACGTCATTGATTTCAACTAGAACATATGCATCATTGTAATGTCGCGACACGTTGTAGATGATCGTAGGATAAACCAAAGATTCGATTTCATTATTACGATATTTTGCTACCACTCGATATGGTACGTCTGTGATGTCAAACACAATGAATGCAGAATAATCGATACCAGAACCACGGGATGTATCAACCACAGTAGCATAGACGCGACTTTCATTCACGTCCTCATACATATCAACATCATTGTTTGTTAGAATAGGATCAATGTAGGTAAGCTGTGCTAGTTTGTTACCATCAATCAGTGTATTAGATGAACCAAGGAACTCTGTATTGTGTGACACAACATCATTAGAGTAGTATGTTTCAGATTCTTCAACGCCTACTGGATCATAAACTATATATGGTCCTTCTGTAAGTAGCGTAATCTTAGATATTTTTTTCCCAGTTATTGTTTGTCCTATTGACAAATCTTTTGCAAAAGAAAATCCACTATCTGTCAAAAAGACATGTTTAGGTGATACTCTAATAAACGTATCATCAAAATCAAAGCGAATCAAAGTATCTGTAGTTTTTGACACCACACCAGAAAAATCTTTATATCCTAAAGGAGTTTTTATTCTGTATCTTGTGTTTTCTTTATACTGCACTGAAACTTTTACCTGTTACTAGTT